AGGTGTTCAAAAAAGAATTGCTAAACTTACTAAAAAATGGCGTGAAGCAGAAAGACAAAGAGAAGCTGCTTTAGAATTTGCTAAAGGTGGTCAAACTGAACTAGAAACATTAAAACAAAAACTAGCTAAGTTAGAACCAGGTTATGTAAATGCCATGGAAGGTAAACTTAAAACTGGTTTAGAAGCTGCTAAAGCACAATTATTAAGAGCAAGAGAAGCTGGAGATATTAATGCTGAAGTTGAAGCACAGAAAGAAATTGCTAGAATTGGTGTTGAAGAATCTAAAGTTAATACTTTAAAAAATAGATATCAACAACAAGCAAAAGAAACTGTTGCACCAAAAACATTAGATCAAGCTATTCAAACACCACCTTCTGATCCAAAAGCAGAAGCATGGGCTGAAAAAAATGAATGGTTTGGTAAAGATAATGCAATGACTTATACTGCATTTGATTTACATGATAAGCTAACTAAACAAGAAGGCTTTGACCCACATTCAGACGATTATTATAAGGAAATAGATAGACGAATGCGTCTTGACTTTCCTCATAAGTTTGATAAACAAGAAGTATCGGACCAAACGGCCAAACCGACACAAACAGTAGCGTCAGCAACGCGAAGTGTCAAACCTGGTCGCCAAACTGTGAGACTCACTTCATCGCAGGTAGCAATTGCTAAAAAATTAGGAGTGCCATTAGAAGAGTATGCGAAACAATTAAAAATCACGAAGGAGGCATAAGCATATGAATACAGATAAAATAAAAACTTCCCGTGCGAGTCAAACTAGAGTTAAGACAGCTAAAAAAACAGTTTGGACTCCACCGTCATCTTTAGATGCACCCCCTGCACCAGATGGGTTTCATCATAGATGGATAAGAGCCGAGACTATGGGTTTTGATGATACAAAAAACATGGCCGGTAAACTGAGATCAGGTTACGAATTAGTGAGAGCTGATGAATACCCTGAAACAGATTATCCAGCTATTAACGATGGAAAATACAAGGGCGTGATCGGAGTTGGTGGCCTATTGCTGGCTAGGATATCGATAGAGTTAGTTAAATCGCGTGAGGAATATTTTAGTAAACTCACAAAAGCAAAAGGCGAAGCGATTGATAACGACCTCTTGAAGGAACAGCACCCAGGTATGCCTATCGATGTAGATAGACAGACTCGTGTAACCTTCGGTGGTACAAAAAAAGACTAATAATTTTTTAGTAATTTTTGCCAACGAATAAATTAACCGTTTACCTTTGGTAAACAAATGGAGATAATAATATGGCAAACCAAGACGCAGCTTTCGGATTAAAACCCCTAGGCAAAATTGGTCAATCAGCTGATAACAACGCCGCTACTGAGTATGAAGTAGCAGCATGTGCATCTGCTTTTGCTCAAAACGATTGTATGGTAGCTCTAGCAGCTGGTACAGTTGGAATTGGAGCAAACACAGACAACGGAGTTCTTTTGGGCTCTATGCAAGGTGTTTTTTTCACTGACGCGACTACAAGTAAACCGACTTTTGCTAATCACTTAGTGGCTTCAAACGCAGCTACTGACATTAAAGCATTTGTCACTGACGATCCTTTTCAAGTTTATGAAATACAATCGGCAGCAACTGGCGCAACTCAACAATTAGACGTTTTCACAAACGCTGATTTAACTGTTTCGGCAGGTGTTACACCGCATTTCGTTTCTAAAACTGAATTAACGGACACTCAAGCAACAACAACAGCCAACTTGCGAATCATCGGAGTTTCGGACGATCCAGACAATAGCGATTTATCATCAGCTAATTGTAACTTTAAAGTGATCATCAACGAACACTTCTACATGACAGCAACAGGCGTATAATAGCAGGATAGGAGAATAAATTATGGCTATATCAAGAGGACAACTAGTTAAAGAACTAGAGCCAGGTTTGAATGCACTATTCGGCTTGGAATACAACAACTATGCTAATGAGCATGCGGAAATTTTCGACACTGAAAACAGTGACAGAGCTTTTGAAGAAGAAGTAATGTTATCTGGTTTCGCGAATGCACCAATCAAAGCTGAAGGAACTTCAGTTTCATTTGATAATGCACAAGAAACTTTCACAGCTCGTTACACACATGAAACACTTGCTTTGGCATTTGCGATCACTGAAGAAGCTATCGAAGATAATCTTTACGATAGACTTGCTTCTAGATACACAAAAGCTTTAGCGAGATCAATGGCTAACACTAAACAAGTGAAAGCTGCTAATGTGTTAAACAACGCTTTTGCGACTGCAAACGGTGGAGATGGAAAAGCACTATGTGCTACAGATCACCCTATCGCTGCAGGAACAGACAGAAATGAATTGTCTACTGCGGCGGATCTTAACGAAACTTCATTGGAGCAATCTTTAATAGATATCGCTGCAATGACTGACGAAAGAGGTCTTAAAATTGCAGCTCAAGGAGTGAAAATGATCGTTCCTTCTGCGCTTCAATTTACTGCAGAAAGATTAATGAAATCTTCTGGAAGAACTGGAACAGCTGATAATGATATCAATGCAGTTGTATCTAAAGGAATGATTCCACAAGGATATGTGGTTAACCATTACTTAACAGATACAGATGCGTTCTTTATCAAAACAGACGTGCCTAATGGTCTAAAACACTTTGTTAGAGCACCGATGAAAACAGCTATGGAAGGCGACTTCACAACTGGAAACGTAAGATACAAAGCTAGAGAGAGATACTCATTTGGGTTCTCTGACTGGAGAGGTATTTTCGGATCACCAGGAGCATAATCATAACATTTTTGTGGCGGGACATAGTTTCGCCACAATTGAATTTTAGAAAGACATAATCATGAAACAATTTACAGTAAAAATATGGGCATACGATCATTACGCAAACTTTAATGTTTATGCGGAAGATAATGCTATTTCTCTTGAAGAATCAATCCTTGACAAATTGGGAGATAAGAGTATAAACTGGGAATATCTCGGAAACAACTATAATAACGAGATAAATCGAATAACTTATGAGGAGGTTATTGATGATACAAGACCTATACAAACAAAAAAGGTCCTTGGAGTTGAAGTGGCAACAGGAGCATCTGTCTAATGATAGATACACTCTTGAAATGGTCAGAATTGATGACAAAGTTAAACAAGTCATTACTGAGATCAAGCTTGAAGAAGCTCAAATTGCTCACAGGCAGAATAGCGTTGAAGGCGCTGCTCCACAAGTTTCTGTAGCTACTTAAGTCACAAAGCTACATCGCTGAAATCGCACTTTCTTTACAGGCCCTCTTGCACTCTACTAAAAAATAACATATAATTTTATCACTATACAAAAAATAAAAACTTAAATGTAGACGCGTATAGTCGACATCCCTAGGGACTACATTTATATATATCTAGGAGGATATTAATATGGCTAATACAACTTTTAATGGTCCGGTAAGAGCAGAAGGTGGATTTAAACAAATCTCTAAAAATGCAACAACTGGTGCTATTACAGACAACACAACAATCGACTCAAGTGGAAACATTTCAGGCGGTGGTACATTAAGTGTAACAGGAAGATCAACTCTAACTGGAAACACTATTGCAACAACTGCAGGTACAGGAATTACTACTGGTACAGGCACAGTTTACCAAGCTGGAGTTATTAAAATTGGTGAAGTTTTTCACACTACTATTTTACTTGACTTAACAGGTTTAGCATCATCTGGTTCTGGTGACATCATCGGAAAAGCAGCAACTGCTAATTCTCACATTGGACAAATTACAGCAGCGGTGAACGGAACGGTTCTTGGCGGAAAACTAACTTGTCTAGAAGCTCCAGCAGGCGGAGATCCAGATATCAATCTATGGTATGCGGATGAAGCGACTGGAACAGAAGACGCAGCGGTAACTAGTTTAACTAACCAAGTACAAATTTGTGACAGTGGTGACTTAGCTTTAAATAGCGTAGTTAGTCTTGCAACTGTTGCAGCAGATAAATATCTGTACATGGCAGCTGGTGCAGCAACAAACGCTGACTACACAGCTGGAAAACTTCTTATCGAATTTTGGGGATACACAGCTTAATAAATAAAAATTAGGATGGGGCTTCGGCCCCATCTAGTAATCTTGATTAAGGAGGGATTATGGCAGACACAGTAACAGGACCAACTATCATGCAAGAAAACGATGTTAGAGTGGTTATCAAATATGTAAATCAATCAGACGGATCAGGTGGAACAACTGTATTTGGAGATGTATCAGCAATGGCAAACAATGCAAACGGTTCATCTTGTTTACACTTAGTTTTACAAAGAGTATGGTATTCATCACAAGGTGGAGATGGTGGAGATTCTTATGTTCGTATGGATGAAGAAGACAACAACGGTGATATACCCGTTATAGGTTTAACAGGATCAGGTTATTGGGACTTTAGAGAATTTGGTGGATTAAAAACTGACAAATCAGCTAACAGTAACCAAAGTGATGTAAACTTGGTGGTTCCAAGTACAGCAGATGCTGGTAACATGTATACGGTAATAGCAGAATTTAAAAAGTTATATTAGGAGGTAACTTATGGCCAACACAACGTCAGGCACAGTTACTTTTGATAAAACTTTTGCTATTGAAGAAATTATTGAAGAAGCATATGAAAGACTTGGTATACAAGTCAGTTCAGGTTATCAATTAAAAACAGCAAGAAGATCATTAAACATTCTTTTTCAAGAATGGGGTAATAGAGGCATTCATTATTGGGAAGTAGGTGAAGCTAATATAGATGTAATCGAAGGACAAGCTGAGTATAATTTTTTTAGA